GTGGGACATCATCGCCTTCGTACCGGGATACTAACGCATGAATCTCTACTACAACGCCGCCGTCGATAACGATTGGAACACACTGGGGAACTGGTGGCAGGACGACCAGTTCACGGTTCCGGCAGACGCTCTGCCGACGAGTGCGGATGATGTTAAGTTGTTTGCTGGCAACTACGGAGACGAGATTTTCAACAGCGGCCCCGACGCAGTAGCGAACAGCGTGACCGGCGGCCCAAGTGGCCCGTTTACGCATATCGCCATGAATCTGACTTGTTCGGTGTTTGGATTGTACGTAGCGATAGGTCAATCGGGGACTGTGAACATCGTTGACGGAACATTGCCAGCGGAGTACGACTTCCTGCCGGGATCGCGTGCGGTTTTTGATACGTGGAACGAAGGCACGATAAACGGAAATTGCACTTTTTATTTGAGCAACAATTATCCGAACGGCGTAATTAATGGCGACTGTAATTTTATTTTTCAGGCATACAACTACGGAACCGTGAACGGCAACGCCACGTTCGATGCCACATCAGAAATGGCCGGTGGAAATGGCGTCGTGATTGGCGATGCGACGTTCACACGCGACGGCGAGTGGTTCTACGACGGCTACATATCATACCTGCTCGGCACCGTAACAGGCGTCCGCACTTTCACGGGCAACAACGTGTCGTTCAAACTGAACGGCTCGTACTCTTGGACTTACGACACCACGAACTGGGCTTTCCCGAACTGCTCGCCGGTGTGGAGTTTTTACGACAGTTCGTACAACAGCGGCACGATCACCGGCGACTGCACGTTCCACGACAGTTCGTACAGCAACGGATCCATCACCGGAGACTGCACGTTCTACGACTACACGGGCAGCGGCGGCCCGAACTTTGGGAGTGCGGGTTACATCGCCGGAGCCTGCACGTTCAATGACTATTCGCACAACTGGGGAAACACCTACGGAGCCTGCACGTTCTACGGCAATTCATGGAATGAATGGCAGGTGTACGGCAACTGCACGTTCTTCGACAGTTCGTACAACAGTTACGACTCAGCCGTCTACGGAGACGCGACGTTTAATGACACCTCCAGAAACAGTGGATTTAGCAGCAACCAGCCTCACGCGGGCGTGTTCGGCAACGCCACGTTTAACGATGAGTCATGGAATGGAGCGGACGGATTCGTGTCGCTGTCGGCCACGTTTAACGGCAACTCTTTTAATGCTGGCACTATTGGCGACGGCAGCACTCCCGCTCTCGCCACGTTCAACGACAACGCAATCAACGGGTATATTTATTGGATTGATCGCACTCAACAAGACGCCGCCCAGTCCGCAGGCAGGATTCGCGGCAACGCCGTATTTCGCGGCAACTCTCGCAACGAGGTGAACGTCACCGGCACCGTGACCACCGACCGCGTAATAGTCACGACAGTCAGTGGCATCAACGGTTCTTCGATTCTCGGTATTCTTTAGCCCTTTTTTACAGGAATCTTCGCATGAAACTCGCAGCCCCCATCACGATCCAGCCGCCAGCCATCCACCGTGCCAACGGCGAAGTGCGTGAGATGAAGCCCATCACGCTGTCCGATCTGGACGTTACGGTTATCGACAACGCGGAACACAAGTCGTGCATCGCGCAGGTTCGCCCCTGCCCGCAGCCGCTTGTGCTGTGGCAGGGCGATGCGTACACGGCGGCGGGTGACTACACGCAGGCGCAGGTTGAGGCCCGCGTGACGGAGTTGCTCGGGGCCGATCCGAAGGCCACGCTGGAGGGGTTGTTTGCCCCGCCGCAGCGTCCGGTGCCGACGAAGGCGTAGTGCCATGTTCGGCTGGCTGCGAGACAAGGCTGGCGACCTGTTCGGCGCGCCTCGCTCTGGAGCGTGGCCGCGTGTACGCAGGGAGCATCTGGCGAAGCATCCTGCGTGCGCGGCGTGCGGGCGGGCGCGTGAGGTAGAGGTGCATCATATCGAGGGATTCGCGGATCACCCTGAACGCGAGTGTGATCCATCCAATTTGATTTCTTTGTGTGCTGATCCATGTCACTTTGTTCATGGGCATCTCATGTCATGGTCGAGGATCAATCCGAGCGTTGTTGGTGATTCGTCGGCGTATTTAGCAAAAATAAATCGCGCGAAAAACAAAAGGTAGCAGCCATGGCGCCAGTAATAAATGTCTTTTCCCACCCGAAGGAAAAATGGTACATCGCGGGCGACCAAATCGACTTTTCAGTGAAGTTTTCAACTTCAGTTGTCGTGATTGGAACGCCGGCGATTTCGTTTTTAATTGGGGCTGTTGGCAAAAGCGCCGCATACGTTAGTGGAAACAAAACAAACACGTTGCTTTTTTCCTACACCGTGCTAGAGGGCGATTCTTCGGAAACGTCGCATGAATACAGCGAGTCGCAAGGCGGCATATCCGGCGTGCAGTTTGACTTGCCATCCGGCTCTAGCATCAAGGCCGCAGACGGCACTCAAGCCGACTTGTCTTTAAATGGCACAGCAACGTCTTTCGCCAAAGTCAAGGTGGATGCAGTTCCGCCAACGGCGATAACAGCGGTGTGCGATCAAACTTCTGGAACAATAAAACTCGGACAATACATTGATTTGCATATAAGTTTTAGTAAGCCAGTTTACGTTGATTCCGGCTCTCTGCCGTTCTTAGATGCGGTTGTTGGTCAAAAGACTCGACCCGCAAGATACCTTGCAGGACACGGCACAGATAGCCTTACGTTTCGTTACGCAACGCAAGCCGGTGACTTTTCGGAGTCGGGCGTCGAACTGAGGTCGCCGATCAAGCCGCCGCGATCGCTATCGGATTGGGCCGGAAACTTGTTCGACGGTGCTTTTTCGACCGTTTCGTCCAACGTCATGGTAGACGCAATCAAGCCGGCCTCGCCATTTGTTTCATTAACAGATGACACCGGACAAAGCGCAACCGATCGAGTAACTAACAACGCCGCGCTTAAAATTTCTAATTTAGAAGATGGAGCAGTCGCTCAGTTTTCATTAAATGAGGGAGCAAACTGGGGGGAGACGATTTCGCCCGCACAAGGATTAAATACCGTATGGTGCAAACAAACGGACAAAGCCGGCAATCCATCCTCAATCACAAAATTTTCGTTCCGCTTTGACACCGAACGTCCAGACGCCCCTATTCCGTCGCTAAAATCCGACACAGGCATCAGCGCGACAGATCAAAAGACTTCAAATCCAACGCTTCAGTTTATTGAAACGCCGATCGAATCGGGCGCTTTCGTCGAATACAAAATTGCGGCATCCGAGTGGTCGCGAACCTTGCCGGTAGCGCTCATGAACGACGGACAAATTAGCGTAAGTGTCAGGCAGACAGATTTGGCTGGAAATGTTTCTAAATCTTCAACAATAAACTTCACGCTCGACAGATCACAACCGTCGCCACCGAAACTTTCTTTGAAAAACGACACGGGAGAAAAGAAAAATGATTTGGTTACATCAGACGCATCCACAACTGTGTCTCAGCAAGAGAGCAACGCACTTGTCGAATACTCCAAAGACAATGGATTGACATGGAGTGATTCGTTTCATGCGGCAGAGGGCTTAAACGTCCTCTTGGTCAGGCAAACTGACGTCGCTGGCAATAGATCGAGCAGCCGATTTTTCTCATTCACGCTTGACACCCAATCACCAGACGCGCCGGTTGCGATAATGCCCAAGCAAGATGGCTCGCTAGACCCGAAAGACATTTTGCGCCAAACGCAAGTCGCCGCCGGCTGGATAGACACAAACTCCTCGATTCAATTCTCAAATGATGGCACTCAATGGAGTAAGTCTGCCTCCCTGCAAACCGGAAACAACCAAACTCTGCACGTTCGTCAAATAGATTTGGCAGGCAACGCATCCGCGTCAATAACAATCAACTACAACTATCACGCCTCATAAATTTTGTATGCCTGACGCGATACCTAATCATCGCCCGAGAAAGCATAAGCCCAAGGCCAAGCAGGATGACTCTGCCCGACCTAATGCACACGCAAGAGGCTATTGCTCTGCATCATGGAAAAGCATTCGCGCTCTAGTGCTATTGCGCGATTGCTGGAAGTGTGTTGATTGCCAAAGAGTGATTGCACAACCAAGGCACGCGCATGTAGATCACATCATCCCTCGCGCGTTAGGTGGCTCTGACTCGCTAGACAATCTCGCCACTCGATGCGCTTCATGTCACGCAAAGAAAGGTTATCGCGATGGCTCGCGCGCATCTCGCGATGATGCACCCAAAACTCTTTGGTGTGCATCTCAGTGCAACGCAAGCAGCGCGCCAACATGGACGCACGCATCCTGCCTACCCCCCCGGGTCGAATCTCTAGCGGCCGGCGGGCGATAAACCATGTGCCTTCCCTGTGGCTGCGCGGCCCCGAGTTTTCGGCCAGCCCCCTATTGGCGCCCCGCAGAAATAGGCCATAAATCGTTCTAGAAGGGTTTAGAAGCCAATGGGACAGCGTGGGCCACGCCCGACACCTACCGAAGTGCTTGCCGCCCGAGGCTCGTGGCGAGCCAGCGCGCGAGATCGAGCCGGCGAACCCCGCGCCCCATCGCTAGCACCCGCGCCGCCGGATGAATTCCACGACGATAAGAACACCGGATTGCTAGAAGCGTGGAACACGCTCTGCGAGCGGATCGCCGCGATCCAAACTCTCTCTCACGTTGATGCCGCGAGCATCGAAAGGTATTGCCATCTGTCAGTGCGGTACGCTCGCGCGAACGCGCACATTCTTGAAAATGGAATTACCTACCCAATTCTCTCCAAGGAAGGCGAGATCAAATACTACGCGACCTATCCTCATGTCGCGGAAGCGAACTCGTGCGCAACGCAGATGCTCAAACTTGAGCATGAGTTTGGATTGACGCCCGCCTCTCGCGTCGGACTTGCCAGCACGAAGCAGGGCAACGCAAACACAGACGCGGAAGATGAAGCACTCCTCGACTGATGCCGGCGAAGCCGCCGTATTATTCATCGAGAAATATCTGCGCCACGTTAAGGGCGAACTCGGCGGCCAGCCTTTCGCCCTTCAAGATTGGCAAGCCGACTACGTTCGCAAGTTGTTCGGCACGCTTCGCCCCGACGGCCTTCGCCAATACAGAACTTCCCTGCTCGCGGTTCCGCGCAAGAACGGAAAATCTACCCTAGCAGCGGCGTTGGCGTTAAAGATGGTGCTAGCGGACGGGGAGCCGGGGGCCGAAGTATTTTCGTGCGCGGCAGATACCGGGCAGGCAAAGGTAGTGTTCGATATCGCGAAGGGCATGGTCGAGCAGTCGCCGGTGCTGCGGTCGCGGTGCAAAGTCTATCGCAACTCAATCGTGGTGCCAAAGACTTACTCGCAGTACCGCGCACTTTCTAGCGAGTCCACGACCAAACACGGCCTGTCCGCGAGTGGAATCGTTTTTGACGAACTGCACGCACAACCCGACTCTGAACTTTGGCGCGTGATGACCAGTTCGACCGGCGCCCGCCGGCAGCCGCTCACCATCGCGATCACGACGGCCGGCAGCCGCCGCGAGAGCATCTGCTACCAACTCTGGAAATACGCCGAGCAAGTCCGCGACGGAGTCATCGACGACCCCTCTTTCTTGCCGATGATCTTTGCGGCCGGGCCGACCGACGATTGGACAGACCCCGAAGTCTGGCAACGCGCAAACCCCGGCTACGGAATTTCGGTTAAGGAGGATGACCTGCGCATCGCGTGCGAGCAGGCGAAAAGAATCAACTCGGAGGAATCCGCCTTCAGGATGCTCCGGCTCAACCAGTGGGTGAATTCAGAGCAGGCATGGATGCGGCAGGCGGATTGGGAAGCCTGTTCGCCGCCGCTGCGAATCGACTTGCAAGGCAAGCCCTGCTACTGCGGCCTCGATCTCTCTGCCACGTTCGACACGACCGCATTCGTGGCGGTCTGGCCCGCTGACGATGGAAGTTTCGACGTCTTGCCGATGATCTGGCTCCCCGAGGACAACGTGCAGGACATGATGGCGCGAGACAAGGTGCCGTATGACGCATGGATTCGCGCGGGGCATATCAAGACAACGCCGGGCCGCGCTACCGACTTCGACACTGTGAAGCGGGATATCCTCGCTTTTGCGGAAAAAGCCAATATCAAGGCTATGGGCGTGGATCGCTGGCAGGCTGAAATGCTAATGCAACAGTTTGTCGGAGAGGGTCTGAACGTGCAAAAATTCGGGCAAGGCTATGGGAGTTTGTCTGCGCCTAGCAAAATTTTGCAGGGGCTAGTGGCAGACCATCGCCTTCGCCACGCCGGGCATCCGGTGCTAGCGTGGCAGGCTTCCGGTTGCACGATCGTCCAAGACAGTGCCGGCAACATCAAACCATGCAAGGCCAAATCGTCTAACCGCATCGACTCTGTAGTCGCGCTCGTCATGGCACTAGGAATGTTTGCCGCCGGCGAGGAAAAAGAACCCGATCTCAACTGGGATATCCTCGCTCTATGATCCGCCGACCAACATCACCTGACGAAAACGGTCGAGTGTGGGAAATCTCCGACATTCGCACGCAGACGGCCCGCGAGGCCGATGCCGAATACGAGCGCCGTGGGTTTGAAGTTTTCTGGCAGCAAGACGATTTCGGCCAGCCGATCGCCGGCATCCCGGCCGTGCCGGGCATTCGTATCACGCCCGAGAGCGCCATGCTTTGCAGCGTGGTCTGTGCTTGCGTCCGCGTGATCTCCGAAACGTGCGCCCAACTTCCTCTCCACCTTGTTCGGCATCTGGAGGGCGGCGGGAAGCAGAACGAAACATCTAACCCGATCTATCGCCTTCTGCACACGGCCCCTAACAAGCGACACAGTTCGTTTTTTTTCCGTGAACTGATGACGTCGTGGTGTGCGCTGTACGGCAACGCCTACGCCGAAATTGTTCGCGTTCGTGGACAAATCACGGCCCTCGTACCCCTGCATCCGTCGCGCATGTCGATCGAGCGGCTTGAGAACCGAGAATTGCGGTTCCGCTACAACGAGCCAACTGGCGGCGTGACTTACTATTCCGAAGATCAAATCCTGCATTTGTCGTGGATGAGTTCGGACGGCCTCGTGGGAATGATGCCCGTCGGGCTGGCCCGCGACGCGATCCAGATGGCTCGCGCGTGCGAGATTCACGGCATCGGATTTTTTGCCAACTCGGCCCGGCCGTCTGTGGTGCTAGAGACAGAACACTCGATCCCGCCCGAGGCGCAGGAGCGGCTCCGCGAGGCATGGGAGCGAGTGCATCGAGGCCCGGCACAAGCCGGCAAGACCGCGATCCTGCCGAACGGCCTGAAGGCGCACGAGTTGGGGCAGAGCAATTCCGATCAGCAATATCTGGAATTACGGCAGTTTCAGATCGGTGAGGTGGCGCGAATCTGGCGCGTGCCGCCCCATCTCGTCGGCGATTTGTCTCGCGCGACGTTCAGCAATATCGAAAGTCAGGGTTTAGATTTCCTGAACTATTGCATGATGCCGTGGATTCGCCGGTGGGAATCCGCGCTCTCGATGGCGCTGTTCTCCGACCAATATGAACTGTGCGCCGAGTTCGACGTTCGCGGGCTGATGCGCGCCGACAGCGCAACGCGAGCGCAGTATTATTCCACGATGATGAATTTGGGCGTTTATTCTTTGAATGAATGCCGCGACCTTGAAACGCTGCCGCCGGTCGAAGGCGGCGACACACGGTTCGTCACGCTGAACGTCCAAACGCTAGAGGCCGCGCTCGCCGCCGCCAAGAGCGGCCCGGCGAAACCCGACGCACCGGGGAGCGAGCCGCCGCCGGCCGCCGACCAGAGCAAGGACGGCAAGAACACCGACCCGCTCGCCGGCACCCCCGGCAGTAACCAGAGCCAGCGGTCGATGGATGCCGGGAACTGCGGCACGGGCAAAGGCGGATTTCACGCCGGCAACAAGTGCGCCGCAGGCCGCGACGGCGAAGAAGCCGGCGAGATGATCGACGATGACGAAACTTTAGAGCGGACGGAGAAACTCATCGACGTCCTGACGAACCCCGAGAACGCCGACGGCTTCACGGTTGACCCGGTTGGATTTGAGACGCCGGCCGACGGCCTCATGGTTTCGCTAAACAAAGAACAGAACCATTTCTCCACGGCCGACATTGCCACCGGCGCAGTTCGCGAGCAACTCGGCGAGTGGTTCGACAAGTACGCCGCTCAACTCTACGGCCAAAAGAACAAGTATGTCGGCGGCTGGCTCGACGCCGGCGACGGGACGTTCTATCTAGACGTCGCGACGCGATTTGAACCATCGCAGGCCAAAGAAGTTCTAGAAGCCGCGCGCGACGCCAAGCAGTACGCCGTGTTTAATCTAGACACGAAGCGCGATACTTGGGTTCGCTATGAGCAGAACGACCCGCGCCGGCCAGAGGACTATGACACACAGTTCGCGAAATGGCTTGCATCGCGCGGACTTACAGACAAAGATTATGAGTACGGCCGCGACAGCGTTCGCTCAATCGACGATTTCCTCGACGATATATGCAGACGAGCGCGGCTTTTTGACGCTCTGCGACGGGCCGGCGTCGCAGAGAAGGAAATACCGGCCCTCGCAAACAGGGCGCTAGAGAGACTCAAGAATGTCAGATCAAGAAAAGAATCTGGTTCGCGTGAACGTGCCGACGGAAACTCTGACGAAAGAGCAGTTCGTCGCGGCCATCGAGAAGATGGCGCAGGCGAGGCTCGCGCAGAAGCAGTCGCAGAAGCCCCAGTAGGCGATAACTGCGGCACCGGCGCCGGCGGCTTCAAGCCCGGCAATACATGCGCCAAGGGCGGCGATGGCGGCGGCTCGTCAGCGACGAGCGACGCAGAGGCAGAGCCGAAAAAAGAAAACGCCGATGGCCCGTCGGCCGAGAACTGCCCCGCACCGTGCGAGATGCTCGCGCCTGTCGAGGATGGCGGAACGCTGGACGTTTCAGTCGCCACTGACTCGGAATCTACGCAAGCGTTTAACTGGGACGCCGCCACCGAAATTGGCGGTGGCGAGGAGGAAGCCATTGTCGCTTACACGGGCGAAGAATACGAGGCGATGAATTCGCATCTGCGCGATGGCGGCGACCTCGGCGACTACAGCAACGGCTCAATTGACCCGTTTAATGGAATGTCGGCAGATGAAATTCTAGAAAAGTACGGGGACGATGAAGATACGCTGATCTCTGGAATGTCGGCCCTCGACAATATCAGAAAACTTGGGCCGATGATCGACGATTTCAAAGAGGTCGAGGAAAACGCACAGGAACTTTACGATCGCGTGACCGACCGCATGACCGTCGAAGCGTTCGATAAGGCGGGCCTTGCCGCCTATTTTGCACCAAACATGACATACGCAAACAAGGCAGACGCCAGCAAATCGAACGTAACGCTTCTGCCGGATGCCAGCGACGAGGAAATCGAGGAACTAAACAACTACTCCAAAGAGATTCTCAATTACCAACTGGAAACAAGCGCAGGCACATCGGAGGCGCTAAAGGAAGCGGTCGATCAGATAGTTGCCGACAATTCCTCAAGCGCATCGTCATACGACCCCAACGCCTCCTACGAACTCTACGATACCGCGCTGGAGAGGGCGCAGAGCGACTACTTTGAAAGTGACGATTACAAGCAACACACAAGCGACTTGCAGGACGTCGAGAACGGAATCAAATCAATCGCAGAATCCGCCAACCCCGAAGGTAAGAACTTTGTGACATGGCGAACCGTTGGCGGTAATTCCTACGGCCGCGAACTTTCAGAAAAAGCGAAAGTCGGTGACACGCTTGGCGAGTCAGGATTTCTCTCGACGTCGGCGAGCCCTTCCGCTGCGCTCGCGTGGAAAGGCTCTGCGACCAAAGTGCTGTTCCGCGTCATCGGCCGCAGCGGCGCGCCAGTAGACAGGATCAGTGCGAACAGAGGCGAACACGAAGTTCTATACCCGCACGAAGCCACGTTCACAATTACGAATGTCGCGCATAACGTGGACGTCACGGTTGGCAAGAATGTTGATGCCGGCGGCGTGACCGTTATCGACGTTTTAGAGGATTAGCGAATGGCACTCTTGCTTTACGATAAGAATGGCGCGCCAAAGAACGACGCCGCAATCAAACTCTGCAAGGCGTGGGGCGTAAAGACTCGCGACGAACTCAAAGCCCGCGAGGCCCGTGTCATGGGGAGAGTGCGCGCGAAAAAAGAATCACGCAACTGCGGCGACGGTGCAGGCGGGTTTAAGCCCGGCAACGTCTGCGCGAAGGGCGGGGATGGCGAGCCGTCGGAGAAGCAGGATCGTCCAGAGGGCGGATACGCGGCGAAGATCACGACCGCCATCGACAAGGAGATGACGGCTCGCGGCCTTGATCCGAAAGACTCCTACACCCGCGCTCGCGGCCTGCTTGAACTGCCGCCGGAAAGCGTCGTCAAGAGCATCGCGTCAGAGCAGCAAAGCCAGACGGGCAAGCCGCTCTCGCCCGAGGCGAAGAAATCCTACGATGCCTTCAAGGCCGAACTGCTCGACCAATACAGCGCTCTAGTCGCCGACGGCCTGCGGCCGATTCCGTTCACGGGCAAAGGCGAGCCATACAACGCCGGCCCCGACAAACTCTGGACGCCTTCGTCCGAGGCCATGCGGCAGGCCGTCGAGAAAACCGGCGAGTTCTATTTCTTCCAGACCAAGACGGGTTTCGGCGGCGACGGCTCGACGGCCACGAAGGATCACCCGCTTCTAGAAATGTCGCCGGCCAAAGACGCCAAGGGCAACCCGATGCTCTGGAATGACGTCTTTCGTGTTGTGCATGACAACGTCGCGCACATTCGCGGCGGCTTCGGGTTTAACACCCGAGGCGAGATGAACGGCATGATCGCCCACGCCTCGACGCTCACGCCGGCAGCCCGCCCGGCCCTGTTCGCGGAG